TTTAAAACACTAGGGGTGTGACCTCTTGCGGTAACTATAGCAAAAATAGAACCATTATTAACCGCCTCAACAAAGTCGTCCCAAGCAGGTCCCACAGGTGCTTTCATTGCATCCTGTAAGAATTTTTTATCTCCCGTAACTTTAAAATCTCTAAAAGCGTCTTCATCATAACCAACTATTTTATGTCCCTCGTACTCAAAGGGTTCTTTTCCTACTTCACTTCTATATTCTGCAAAGTCTTCCGTTGACATACCAACACTATTACCCTCTTCATCTTTTAAATAAATTTTAGTTGGCATATACATAAGATTATCATCCCAGTCAAAAGCATAATACTTCATTGTAGGTTTTAACTGATCTTGAATTATCTCTGTAATTAATTCACTAACAATTTTTTTGTAATTCATATAAATAAATATCTCTTAAATAAAAAAGGGGAACTAATGTCCCCCTTCTTTTTTTATTAACCACATTAAATATTCTCAAACGATGCTCCTGTTGGAGTGATGTAGAATGTAATGTCGATGAATTCAAGAGATCTTGTAGGTTTAATGTAGATCTTACCTGTCATTTGGTTTCTGTCAATATCCTCAGGATCTGATGAAACTGTTACACGGAAGTCATATAAACCACGGTCTCTTCTGATTGAATCTAAGATTGGGTTAACCGCATTTAAGAAGTCTTGTCTTACTTGTGCGTCGTTTTGTTCGAACAACAATCTTACTGATACAGCTGAAATCAACTTACGAGCTTGTAGTAACAATCTTCTTACATTGATTCTGTCAAGAGCTGATTCTCTTACTTGTAGAGTTTTGTTACCCCAAATTACTGTACCTACATCAGAGAAGGTTGCAATTGGGTTAATTCTACCAACATATAGAATGTCTCTATCTTCTTGTGTCAACTTTTTACGAGCCTTGATACAGTTAACAATACCACGAGTGTAACCCGCCGCTGCGAACCAAGGGAACGCGATGTTATCTGTCAACGCTAAGTTTCTTGTTACCTCAGCCGTTGGTGGGATATAGATTTGAGTATTATTTACACTATCTCTTGTCAATACCCATGGGTAGTAAGTTGCCGTGTAGTTAGAGTCGATTCCTGTGTTGTCTAAGTTATCAACCGCTTCAGTTGGGTAGATAAAGTAGTCACCGCCTGTTGTTGTTGGAACGAACAAGTCTATGTCTGGAGTAGTACACACATAAAGTGAATCTGCTCTGTTAAACTCGATCATCTCAACCGCATCTTCAACAAGGTTACTGTTACTTACATAGTCAATACCTGGAGTTACGAATACATTGATATTTGTTGCTTCAGGGTTTGCAAATGTTTGTTGACCTAATAAGTATGCATAATAATCAGTATTTGCGAAGTCTTGAGTACCGTCACCCAAAGAAATTTCTTTAAATGCTCCCCAACCAACTGCATTTGGATATCTTGTTGATGGACAAGCTCCGTTAAGGAATCCTGATCTACCAATTTGGAATCTATCTTCGTTAGTTCTCCATTCTCTATAGATATCCCATCCGTCAAATCCACCTTGTACTAATAATGTAAATTTACGAGCGAATAATCTGTAGTATGCGTTTGTAGGTAATTCAGGTTCAGTAATGAAAGGTGAGTTACCACAGATAAATCTTGGGTCACCTGCTGTTGAGAATCCAGGTCCGATTGTTAATCCACTTGCGTTTACATCCATGTGGAAACCTGCAGATCTGTAGTTCCAATCAATACCATCAATGTCACAAGTATTGTTAGGGTTTCTCTTACCAACATACTCAAAGAAAGCTGGATCCCACCCGTAAGAATTAGAAATGCCTAAGTATGTTCTTCTAACATTGTCTCCTGAACTTAATGTACTTGATATTGCACCTGAAGAAAGTGCAAATGGTGGATTCCATATTGTTTCACCAGGGAAGTCATATTTACCTTTGATAATTGGGAATGGAGATTGAGCTCCTGCATAATTTCTAAAGTTGAATCCGTTGAAACCACAAGGTAATGCATCGATAGGAGCGTCTTCCGACATCTCTACCATAATATATTTAGAGTTCAAAATATATTCTCCGTCTAAAGTACCGATTTTATTTGCGATGTAGTTGTTTTGACCCGGATCCATTGTACAGTTTGTGAATTTCTCAATAACAACAGGGTTAGCATCTGTATCGAAATAGTCACGAACAAGTATATCAAATGTTAAGTTTGACCAAGTTTGGTTTACAATTGAAATTTTAAGTAAGGTGTTTGCTCCGTCACCATCAGAGATTGTGTAGAATCTGAATAGGTCATAAACTTTATTACCTCTTAATTCTGACACAACAAACGGTGAAGATGGGGTCTGCCATTTATTTAAGTACCAACCAATAGAATCTAAATCACCACTTTGTGCTGAGTCTAATCTAATTAGGTTAGGGTTTAATCCTCTAATGTAACCTTTTTTCCAAGAGTAGTTCAACCAAGATTGGAAGTTTTCTTCTGCAAATACAGGAACTTCTATTCTAGGTTTTTGGAAGTTTGTTACACCAAATACTTTAGTCCAATATTCAGGATCGTTTTGTGTGAATGAAGTTTCGAAACTATAAGAAGTACCAAACTTATCAACAACATTAACTCCAAAAGTTGCAAATGGATTTTTAAGAACAGTTGAGTACTGTCCAGCCATATTGATGTTAACATCAGTTAAACCTGTTACTGAATATGTAGGATTAGTTGCATTTGTGTAAGTTGCAACACCTCTTGATCTTAATGTACCAACAACGATATCGTCATAGTCAGAGTAAGATGTTCCTGTGTAGTAATAAATTTTACCAACTAATGTACCTGAATAACAATTTACAGGAGGCACTGTTGTAGTTGTAGTAGTTGATGTAGGTGTTGGTGTAACACAAGGGTTAGTAGTTGTAGTTGTTGTACTTGAAGTTGTTGTTGTTGTAACAGGGTTTAAAGTAAGACCTGTAACATAATTAAAGAAAGAGAAACCTGAGTACTCATAATTTCCGATATTTTGGAATTGTGAATAATACCATGAATCATTCAATGAAGAAGTTAGATCAGTATCATCTAAAGAAACTGAAGGTACTTGATATACATTTGTTTCTAAATTAAAACCTGTACCACTTAAGATATCATAATCTAGTGTTGGTATAGAACCAAAATAAGAAATGTATTCGTCTTCAGCAGCAAATGGGTTTGGAGATGTAATAACATCAAAAATTAAATTTCTTACTTGATCATCAATTGTTGAGGTACCACCATCTGGTGTTTCGTATTGTGTGAATAAAATGTTTTGTATTTCATCAGGGAATTGATTTTCATAAACAATAGATGCAGTATCATTTGTACATCCCGAGAAATCAACAAAGAACAATAATTCTTTAGGGTCAGCGCAAATTATATCACAAGTGTTAACATCTTGAACTTCTTGTAGACAGAAGATACCAACCGTAGTTGGGTCAACATTTGCGGTAGTTACTACCGACCAAGATGGTCCTGCGTCATAACCAGACAATCCTAATATTCTAGTTACAAAAAGTTGATTAGATTGTTGCAAATATGCTTTAGCGATGTAAGATGCCTCATATTTTGGGATCTGTGTGTTTACGAATTTTTCTGGTGAAGTACCACCAAAGACAGTTTGGAATTCATCGAAGTTAGTTATGAAGATTGGTTCAAAAGCCGGTCCTATTAATGTTTCACCCACAATTCCTAATGTGGTAACACCGACACTCTGAGCCACAAAACTTAAGTCAACTTCTGATGTATAAACTCCAGGTGATACAAAAACTTTACTATTAGTAGCCATAGTTATTTTATTCTTATTAGATTATTTATTTTTCTTATAAATATTACCTGTTTTACTAAAAACTTTACATTATAAAAAGTATTTATATTTTGGTGAGAATTTTTTCTGCCTTTTTTCTACCTATATGTCTAAAGATAACAAGAAGATAAAAAACCTTAAGATTGACTCCGAAGTACACGAAGTTCTCAAGAAGCACTGCGATAAAAGAGGGATTAAAATGTATAGGTTTTTAGAGTCCCTAATATTAGAAAAATGTAAGGAGAAAAAAGATATCTATGGTGAAAATTAGATAAGTCTTTGAGTGAATAATATTTCAGGTACTTGAAGACTTACTCCTCTTACAATATCAATTTTAATAACATCACCATTATTAACTTGAATAAGATTAACATCATCACCATAATAATCATCATTAATGAATACAGAAAACTCTGTAATATTTGTGGTCGATTCAAAAGCCAAATCGCAAGTGTATTCAAAAAACATATCTTTTGTTGTTGCACTATTCTCATATTTAAATACGATAGTCTCAGGTTGTACAGGAGTTTGTCTTTTTTGTTTTCCTTTTCTAACTCTTTGATCAACCTCCACAACTTGTAAAATTCTTGATATTGCAGGACTAACCTCAAACTGTGTTTCATCAATTAGGAATCCCATCATGGTAAAGTCGTATTTTTGAATGTAATATTTTCTTTTTTCAAGGTCTAAAGAAGATTCATCCGCAAACCCATCATTAATAATTGGAATATAGTGTCCATTTATAACTTGGTATGCTTGTCTTGAAGCAAATGTTTCCATAACCCTTTGATTTAAAGTATTCACCTCTCTCATTCTATTACAAACAATTGCGACCGTATATTTCAAATCAATTGGGACTGGTTGTGGGATTTTATAAATGTCGGCACCTTTTCTATTACCATCCCATGTTGGTACTTCCATATAGTAATACATTCTTCTATTTGGGATGTTATATAGAACTGAAGGGTTATTACCATACTTAACTTCAGGATTCCTAATTATTGTTAAAAAAGGAGGTTCGATATTTTTGTCAATATTTTGAAAGTCCCATGTCTCAACAAACTGTGACCAGTTTTGAGTCGTTATAATAATATCAACAACAGGAATTCTTTTACCTTCAGATACAATATTGAATTTATCTTTTACAAATTCTAAAAACCCTTTATCCAAATCGGCATGAAGAAGTGACTTAGGTAAGTAAGTTCCGTCCTTTGTAATCATATCCTTAATTTGTTCTCTTCTTGGTAAAAGAGTTTTCGGATACTGTAAAGGTAGTGTTGGTTTAACTTGTTTTGGTAGTCCCATTATAATCCTCTAAATTCATTTGGTCCAACAGGAGCCGCAATTATTGTTCTGTAAAAAGGTTTGAACCCTTTATATGTGTGTTTACTATCCGAAACTACACGACCATCATTAACCACCGTATAATATCGAACAAAGTTTTCACTATCGTAATATCCAATGTAATCACCGAAGTCTACATCAATACCTAAATCATTTAAAGTTTTCAAATAAACAGAAATTGTTATGTTACCTGGTTCAAACTGATCCATTCTAGTTGATCCTAAAAATTTGTTTTCAGGAGCGGCAATTGAAATTTGAGCGTTAAACTCAACAGGTGGTAAAAACTTAACACCATCTTCTACAACTTCACCATAAACATCATCAGTCTTAATCTTGTTTCTATCTATTTTGTAAAGTACACAAGTATAGTTCATATCACCTATCAACCATTCTTGACCCATCCCAATTTCCAATTCGAAATCACGATCACCAAAGAATTTTCCTAATCTTGTTATTGGAACATTATTCTGCATAAAAGAGTATTTTATTGATAAATATTAATTTTATTGTTATTTTTAATAAAAGGTTAAATTTGGAAAACGGATCTTCCTTAGTTGAACACAAAGCGATCGAACTTCTCGACTCATATAGTGGTGCAAATAACTTTATATTGTTTTTAAAACAAAAAAAAGAATCATCAAAAAAATTTTACCCTACAAGATCTCAAGCCGATTATATTGTTAATTATTTTAACACCCCACCAAAAGTTGCAAGAAAGTGGGTTGACCTTGACACATACTTTGCTAAAAAGTTTGCCGAAGAAAAATACTTGTTACAAACACCTGAACAAATTTATATTGAGAAATTACTTGTAGAAAAAGAAAAATCTTATCATATTTGGGGAAAGTTTTTTGACAAAGATCATTTGTCAGAATTTTGGGTTCCTAAATCAGCATTAATTAAAACACACAATGTCCAATCTGTTTCTATTGATTACTCGAAGTATTCTCATCGTCCTCCGCTTGATCATCAGAAAACGGCGATCGAAAAGTTAGCGGGATCAAAAAGATTCATTTTAGCTGACGATATGGGATTAGGTAAAACCACATCCACAATTATAGCCGCTTTAGAAACAGGGGCTAAAAAAATATTAATTGTCTGTCCTGCATCTTTAAAAATTAATTGGCAAAGAGACATTGCAAATTAGTCAGATCGACCTGTTTTTATTGCAGAAGGAAAGAAATTTTCAACTGAAGATGATTTTGTAATTGTTAATTATGACATTCTTAAAAACTTCCACGACACAGACCAAAAAAGAAAAGAAGAATCAATTTTATTAAAGTCTAACTTCGATCTTGTTATTTTAGACGAAGCGCACATGATCTCTAATGTACAAGCACAAAGAACCAAAATCATCAATCATTTTGCAAAAAAAGTTAATAGAGTTTGGTTATTGACAGGAACACCTATGACCTCAAGACCAATGAACTATTACAATCTATTGAATTTGATAGAAAGTCCTGTTGCCCAAAATTGGAAGGCTTACGCAATTCGTTATTGTCAAGGTTATCAATTTAGTGCTGGTAAAAGAAAAGTATGGAATGTATCAGGAGCATCCAATCTTGAAGAACTTAGGGATCGTACATCAAAACAAATCCTTAGAAGACTAAAAGAAGAAGTTTTAGATTTACCTGATAAGATTATTACTCCTGTTTATTTGAAGTTAAAGTCAAAAGAATATGAAAATCTTATGGGTGAATATTACGATTGGTATGATAAAAATCCTGATGAGTCAACATCTTTGACTGTACAGTTTTCCAAACTAATGAAAGTTAGAAAAGTTATCGCAAATGAAAAAGTAAAACAAACAATTGAGTTTGCTGAAAACATTTTAGAACAAGGTAAAAAGGTAATCATCTTCACAAATTTCACGGACACCCTTCAAACAATCTACCAACATTTTGGAAAACAAGCGGTTTATCTTGATGGTAGTTGTTCAAACTCAGTTCGTCAACAAGCTGTGGACCAATTCCAAAACAATGAAAAAATAACTGTGTTTGTTGGTAACTTAAAAGCCGCTGGTGTGGGTTTAACTTTGACCGCGGCTGAGGTTGTTATAATGAATGACCTTTCATTTGTTCCTGCAGAACATTCACAAGCTGAAGACCGTGCATATCGATACGGACAAAAATCAAATGTCCTTGTTTATTACCCAATTTTTGAAAATACAATTGAGGGTGCAATTTACGATATTCTAAATAAGAAGAAACAAATTATCAGAACAGTTATGGGCGACCAAATTCAAGAAAACATTGGTGATGTCGCTGAAGAAATACTTAATATGATAAATAAATATCGATAGAGATATTTATCTATAATGAAAGTTAAAATAACATACTCAGATACAAAGTTTAAGAAAGAAGACAAAGAACTAATTCATAAGTTCGTAGAACTTTTACAAGAAAAATATCCATTAAAAAAACAAATTGTAATCAAATTTCTTGGTGATCAAATTGGTGGAATGTCCACAGGATCAAGAACCGTACATGGTGAACTAAAAGTTTTGGCTAAGAACAGACTTAACAGAGATATTATGAGAACATTGGCACATGAGTGGGTTCACGAATATCAAATGTCTATACAAGGAAGAAAAAAAGGTCCAGACATTGGTGGTCAAAACGAAGACGAGGCAAATGCATTTGCAGGTAGACTTGTGAAAATGTTTGAAAAAAAACACCCCGAATTAGAAAAAAAAATGTACGAATCAAAGAGTATCGAAAACAAACTTATGATACTTGAACAAAAAATACTTATATCCGAAAAAACTGAGATTGAAAAGGATTTCATTATGGAAATGAAAAAGATCGGTATTGAAAAATTACCATACGGATATTCATCACTGAAAAAATTTATTGATTCCAAAACTATGAATGTTCATTATAACAAACATTATAAAGGGTATGTTGATAAACTGAACAAAGCTCTCAAAGATAAACATGGTGACATGGAACTTGAGGAGATTGTAAAAACAATAAGTAAGTTTGATAATACAGTTCGAAATAATGCGGGTGGGGCTTTTAACCACGCTTTATTTTGGAAAATGTTGTCACCAAAAAAACAATTACCAAAAGGAGAAATTCTTAAACAAATTAAGAAAGACTTTGGCAACATAAAAAAAATGAAAGAAGAATTTAACCAAGCGGCTAAAGACAGATTTGGGTCAGGTTGGGCTTGGTTATATTTAGACAAAGGTGGTAAATTAAAAATCATGTCCCTTCCAAATCAAGACAACCCTTTGATGAATGTTGTAAAGAAAGGTGGATTCCCGCTTTTAGGGTTAGATGTTTGGGAACACGCTTATTATTTGAAGTATCAAAACAAAAGAGATGAGTATATAGAAAACTTTTGGGATGTTGTCAATTGGGAATTTGTAGAGGAACTTTATTTGAGTAAAACAAAAAAAGAAAACTAAAAATTTTCTAAGATATTTATAGAAAAAAATCCTATGGCAATTATTAACGAACCAGAAAGAAGCGAATTCTACCAAAAAGTAAGACACCTTTTAGGTGCACCATTAAGAGCTGTTGAGCTTGAAGATGAAATGCTTGACACCCTTTTAGAATATTCAATTGAAGATTACTCACAATATGTTCAAGATTGGTTGATTGAGTCTCAGTGGACATCATTATATAACTTGAATTTAGATACTCAATCATTGGCAAATGCTTTTATCACAAAGAGTTTAGATTGGGAAACAAGATATACTTACGCTTATTCTAAAATAGTAGGTCTACAAACAGGAGGAGATTGGGTAATCAAAAAGGATTATATCCAATTAGTAACTAATCAACAAATTTACGAAATACCTGCGGGTAGAGAGGTGAATGAAGTTCTTTGGTTTTCACCGACAGAACTTAATAACATGTTCGTAGATCCTTGGTCTTTTGGTGGACTTGCCGGTGGTGGTATTGGTGGTGGTGGCGGATACGCTCAAATGGGTAATTTAGCCGGTAGTTATTTTATGACACCCGCATTTGATATGTTATTAAGAATGCAAGAGATCAATATCCAAAGAAGAATAATTTCACCTGATTTAACTTATTACATAACAGCACTTCCTGGTGGTAAAAAAGCACTTCACTTATTGAATACA